GCCTTGGTGCATTAAGACTTAAATAATGTCTTCTTATATTCTCACGGGGTATTTCACCCCTGATACTTATGTAGGGAGTGACACGGGAACGCCTGCAATCGAAGAACCAACAGAATATGAAGGCACAGTAACGGCGGGTACAACAACAACGGTTACGACAAGTAATACAAATGTGAATGATGTTGATGTTGTAGGAACTACCGAAGTTATTATCATCCATCCAGACGGAACGGCGGAAACTGCAACCGTAACGGGAATATCTAACGGACAAGAAAATATTTGGCGTTTTCATTCTGGAAGTAGTCTTAATGCTAATGGTGAAATTTATTGGAGGTCTAACGGTTACACAAGATTTCCGATACAGGCCGATGGCTTTAGCTATGAATCAAAACAGATGCCAAGACCAACTTTACAAGTATCAAATATCTTTGGAACGATAACAAGCTTAATGCAAACGGTGAACGGTACAACGGCAAATAATGATCTTTGTGGGGCGCGTTTTTATCGCATTAGAACACTTGCGAAATACCTTGATGCAAATAACTTTTTAGGTGGTGTGAATCCTTATGGAACGCCTGACCCAAATGCCGAATTTCCAAGAGAAATATTTACGATAACTAGGAAGATTTCAGAAAATAGAGATATGGTCACGTTTGAATTAGCGTCTGCACTTGATTTAGCTAATTGCAAGTTACCGAAAAGAGTATGTACGAGGGTCTTATTCCCTGCTCTTGGTACGTTGAAATGAGTTGGAAAGAAGCAGCGTTTAAGCACGCAGAACAAGAATTACCGAAGGAATCTTGCGGCCTTGTTGCGATTATTAAAGGCAAGGAAACTTATTGGCCTTGTGAAAATTTGGCAGAAAAGCCGGGTGATTATTTTGTTTTAAATCCTGATGATTGGGCTTATTGTGAAGACACCGGGGAAATTATAAGTTTGATTCATTCGCACCCGATAGGCGGAGTGAAAGCAAGTGAAAATGATTTAATCAGTTGTGAACATTTGGGTTTACCGTGGCATATTATCGACCCGAACACAAAGGCAATCAATAGTTTTAAACCAACGGGATATAAACCAAATAAATTAATTGGTCGTCGTTGGATTTGGGGTGTTCAAGATTGTTGGACGTTAATTGATGATTGGTTTCGGATAGAAAAGGAAATTGTATTTAAAAGATGGCCTAGACCTAAAACACTTAAAGAATTTATTGATGATCCATATTTTGAAAGAGTGTTAACAGAATCAGGATTTAGAGAATTAAAAGAAGAAGAAACATTGCAATATGGCGACGTCTTACTAGCAAATGACAATCTTGATCACGTTGCTTTATATATTGGCAATCAAGAAATACTGCATCACTGCATAAGAAAGCTATCTTGTAGGGAGTTATACGACGAAGATCTAATAAAATTAACTAAGAAGAGGTATCGACATGTTGAAACGAATTAAAGTTTATGGACGACTTGCAAGGTTTTTAGGGTTTCGTACTTTTTTAGCTGATGTTAATAGTGCAGGTGAGGCAATGCGTTTTTTGCTTGCTAATTGGCCTGAGTTAGAAAAACATATTAGTGGACAGGTTTATAAAGTAAAAGTTGGTGAATATGATATTGGAGAAGATGAGCTAAATGATCCTAGTGGTTGCCAAGACATCAAAATTATTCCAGTAGCAACAGGTTCAAGAGATTTCTTTGAATCTACGTTTGGTAAGTTTGTGATGGCGGCGGCATTCATCGCAGCGCCTTATTTAGCACCGGGGTTAGCAGGTATTTCAATAGGGGCGGGTGCTGCTGCAACAACATTAGGCGCAATTTCAACAGGTATCGGCATTTCTTTTGCTTTAAGTGGTGCGTCACAATTATTATTTCCGCCCCCTGCTCCACCCAATATTGCAAGCATTAACAACCCATCTAATCAGAACTTTGCTTTTAGTGGAATACAACAAGTATCAAGGGTTGGTACGGCATTACCTTTAGCGTTTGGTCAAGTCTTCTGTGGTTCGATTGTTGTTTCCGCAGGTGTTGACACCGTACAAGTTGAGGGCCAAGCATGAGCGATCCATTTTTAACACCATTAGATCGAGGCGTTAGCAAGGCAACGCAACCAAGCGATACTTTAAGTAGTAAGCAATTTGCAACTTTTATCGACGTCTTATCAGAAGGTGAGATTGAAGGCTTCCCCTCGGCAATAGCTCATGGTTATACAAGAGGAACAGCGAATTACACCCGCGCAGCATTAAAAGATGTTTTCTTAAATGGCACTTCAGTTTTAAGACAAAACGCAGATCCGGCGAATGTGCAAGAGGGTGATTATAACTTTCAAAATGTAACCTTTGACCCCAGATTTGGAACGAACCCGCAGACATATATCCCCGGAATACCAGACCAAGAAACTGTAAAAGGTGTTGGCGTTGTTGTTACTACTAGCGCCCCTGTTGTCAGGTCAATTACAAATCAAAATGTAACTGCAATTCGTGTGACTGTTGCTTTTCCTGTTCTGCAAAAATTTGAAGATGATGGAAATATAACGGGTTCTTCTGTTCAATTAAAAATATCTTTGGAATATACAGGCGGCAGCAATTCGGGCGGTTATGCGGTGATTATTGATGATACTGTGACGGGTAAAACTTCAAGCTTATATCAAAGAGATTACAGGATAAATTTCGATGGAAACAATACAGATTGGACAACAATTAATGTAAAAGTTGAAAGAGTTACGGCTGATAGTACTGATGCAAAATTAGTCGATGCTTTCCAATTTCAAGGCTATACAGAGTTAATTGATACGCAAAGACAATATGACCAAATTGCACATTCTGGGATTCGTTTTGATGCCGAACAATTCCCGCAAGTACCACAAAGAATGTTCAGGATTAAAGGTATCAAAGTACCAATACCTGCGAATGGAACAGTAAACGCAACTACTGGAGCTATTAGTTATTCAGGCGCATGGAATGGAACTTTTAAAACTAACCCCGAATGGACGTCGGACCCGGCTTGGCTGTTACATGAATTATTAGTTAATACAACTTACGGGCTTGGTGATCATATAACCGCAAGTCAACTCGACAAATGGGCGTTTTATGCGGCCTCTAGTTATGCGTCAACAAGCGTATCTAATGGAGAGGGTGCCTTTGAACCTCGCTT